TTTAACACAAGATCAAATATTTAAAAAAAGAGAACAAGGATATATAAAATCTAATTCAGAAGCAATTTTATACGGGCAAAAGGTATCTGAATTATTCTCTGATTTAGCAGTTAAGGAAAAGGAAAATAATGATGAGCAATTGGCTAATTTAGCCGAAATGAATAAAAAAGAAATAGAGCTTTTAATTGCAAAAAACAATGTTTTGTTAGACGATGAAGATGCTTATTATTCTGACAGGTTTAAAGCTTTAAACAATAATTTCTCTTTACGAAAAAGGCTTGCTGAATTAGATCGTGACGAATCAGTAAGATTAGCAAAGGATAGTTATGAAAAACAGCAAACCGCTTTACTTGAATTCCAAATTAAGAAATTGGAAATAACTCAAAGTTATATTAAAAAAAGAGCTGAATTAGAAAAATTAGATTTAGATCCTATTAGGGAATTGCTTAACACAGATTTCAGAAAAGATTTAATGAAACCTGTGAAGGATTCCGCAAAAAGAGCGGGTAAAGAATTAGAAGAAGCGGGAAAAAAAGCGGATAAGTTACATGAATCCTTGTTAAAGCTACAAGCTTCAACCAACGCATGGTTCAAGTCATTTTCAAGCGACGTGTTTAAGAACTCTGGATTTGCAAGTTTAGAGACTTTTTTTGACGGCACTTTTAAAAATTTATTAGCAGGAGCAGAAGGAACTAAAGAGAAGTTTGCTGTTTATTTTAATTCAATTGCTGAAACCGCTCAGGAGGCTTTTAATTTCATTAGTCAAGCAAGTCAAAAGAATTTTGACGCAGAAAAAACAAGGCTTGAAAATCAATACGATGTAGCTTTAAAGTATGCAGGAGAAAGCAAGGAAGCGCAGGAAAAACTGGCTGCTGATTTAGAAAAAAAGAAAAAAGATATAGCTTACAGAGAAGCTAAAGCAAAACAGAAACAGGCTATTTTTAACATAGCAGTAGATACTGCGCAGGCTATTATCGGATTATGGGCTAATCCCGGGTTTCCTGCTGCTATTCCTTTGGCTTTAGTGGTTGGTGCTTTAGGTGCTGCTCAGATTGCTGTGGTGGCTGGTCAAGAAATACCTCAATATTGGATGGGTGGCACGCATGACGGCGGTTTAATGATGGTGAACGATGGTAAAGGATCGAATTATCGTGAAACAATCGTAACTCCTGATGGTAAGATCATGCAACCAAAAGGTAGAAATGTTGTTATGGATGCGCCAGCAGGAACTGAAATTTTTACTCACGACCAATGGCAAAACACATTATCAGATATGCTAAAAGGTAAAGGAATTGATAGATACGTGCCACAACAAAATTATTCAGGAATAAGCAAATCAGACATGAAAGCTGTGCTAATGGAAACTATAGGTAGTCAATCACAAAGTTTAATTAATTTTGACGAAAACGGCATTACTCAATCTTTCATCAACAAAGGAAACAAAACTACAGCTTACACAAAAAGAGGTAATTCAACTAAATTAAGATTCGGATAATGGCAGGAGAAAAGTTTTATTTAATATTTAGCGAACAGCCTAATAAAAGGATTCAGATAAACGAACCCGTGGGATATTCTGAGGTTGATTTTAATTTGGATCAACGTGAAAATAAAATGGGTCGTGACGTTTCTTTGTCTGGAGGCACTATTAACTTTAAATTCACTCTTTACAGACACGGCAAAGAATTTGAAAAGATTCTTTATTATGCACACAGATACGGGTTTGAAGCAAAGGTAAAGCTGATAATAGTTTTGTCGGATGGTACAGAATATATCGGAGAATTAGACTTTTTGACAGCCGAAACAAATGATTTAAATTATTTTCAATGTCCGGTTATTGTACAAAGCGAAACACAAGTTTTTCGAAGAAGAAGCGAAACAAAAGTTGATTTATTTTCAAGTGTTGACACTAACGGTGAGTTCATTACACCGTTAGTCCCTGTTAATATGCTTTTGAAATCTAAGCCGTCTTTTCAGCAGAGCCAATGGACACAGGTTAATAAGATTGAAAAGCAATTTTTATCTTACGGACTTGACAGTGCCGAAATTGTGCCTGTTGAAAATATAGTGGAATCAGAAATTAAGAACACACTTAACCCTTTATTTGCTTATCAACAATCATCTTTAAACTTAGCAATAGATTCATTTGACGATGTTTACGACCCTTTGATTTTGCTACAAGCAGATAGCAATTTAAAAGACACTAAAATATCTATTAAAGGGTTAAGTGCTAATATACAGGATATAGGAGGCGGATTAGGCACGAGGAAATCTTTATCTATTGGGTATGCAAAAAAATGGGGGTCAGGAGATGGAGAAACTATTTATTTAGTAAATCCTACATTTGGAGAAATTATTATCGATAATAAAGATTATGAAATAATAATCCCATCTTTAGAACGAGGCACTAAATTAATTATTCTGTTCGCTGTAAATTCAAGATACACCACGCCTTCGTCTACTCCTGTATCAAACACATTAATAAATGTATCCTGTGAAAAAATAACCATTACTACTAATTCATCGTCTTATAATTCAATAGTTCCGTCGATACATGTTATAGATGCTTTAAATCAAATATCAAAATCGACAGCAGGATTAGAGGTTTATGCCCCCAGATACGAACAAGGAGGGGATTTGTATGGGACGGTAATCACAAACGGAAATCTATTAAGAAACGTTTTAGATAAGCCTTTTTATGTAAGTTGGGATGATCTTTTTGATAAGTCAATTGCCCCAGAAGTAAATTCAGATTCTGAAATTCAAATTGATAAACGTGTTTTTGTAGGTATTGAAAAAGACTTTTACACCAATGATGAATGCGGATTTTTCCCAAACACACAGTTTTCTGGACTTTTCAGAAAGCCTAATTTATTCTATTGTTTGAATAATTTTAATTATAAGTACGAAAATTATCAGTCATTAAAAGAAAATACAGAGCCTAATTCAGACAGTACAATTCATGGACAGACAATTTTTACACCTTATAACCAAAACGTTGAAAGTTCACGCGAATTATCTATTAAATGGATCCGTGATAGTATTTTATTAGACGTACAGCAAAGATTATCTACAGTAGTAAGCAAAGACACAGCTACCCAAGATGATGATAAGATTTTCGCTATTGACACTATCGAAACGGAAAACGACGAAAAGTTTACTGAATCAACCGACTTACAGCATACTTATGATAGTGGGTTTCTATATATTAGAAATAAAGGAGATGTTAATTTTGTTGTTTTAGGAATAAAAACAGGGACAACTTTTAACATAAACTACCCAGATAAAAATAACGGAAATTATACTGTTCAAGAAGTAAACGATACTGTATTGAAATTATTAAGAACATCGCCGGGATCTATTTCCGCATCAAACGACGGCATTCGTCCAACAAAATACACCTATGAAATTAAAAAAGAAACTATTCCATTAACCAATCGAACAAATCAGGGATTCGATGCTGTTTTAAATTTAATTTCGCCTGACAAATACAGTAATTTACGTTATTCAGTTCAAAGAAATATTCGTAATTTTTACAACAATTATCTGGCATCGGTTAATTTGTACTGGAAAGACAAAGTTTTGAAAAACACTTTTTATAAAAATAACGGTGCGTGCGAAACTTTATACAACGGCTTACGGGTTATTGAAAAAGAAGATTGGATTCCGACAAATCCAATTGTCACGCCTTACATGTATGAAAAAGTTGTTTTTGCAAACGTAGATTTCAGTAAATTCATTACGCTTCAGAACCAAATTCGAACACGTAGAGGATTCATTCGAACAATTGATAACAATAAGCGAGTATTGAAATTGTATCCTATAAAAATGAGTTATGAAAATAAAACACGACAATTAACCATTTCAGGACAAGAAAAATACGAACCGGTTTATATGACAATTACTAAGCAAGGCGGAATTATAACCATAAATGAAGAAACAAAAGTCAGAAGTTTAGTTTATGATCCGATTACGCTCGAAAGAGATAATCAAGTGGTTCTGTTTGACACCAGCAGGCAAAAACTTTACAACGGTGTTTATTGGGATAAAGTTAGTGTAAATGGGGCAATTCCAGAAACAAAAGAAATATTGAAAAATTGGTTGGACTTATTAAATTAATTGTTATATTTGTTATCAGATAATAACTGAGTTGACGTATGAAGATATACGTTTCCATGAAATAATAACTAAAGCACCTTTTAATCGAGGTGCTTTTTTAATTTTAATAACCTAAAAAAATATAATTATGGAACATGATTTAAATTTAGAAAAGCTAATGTTTGAAAAAAAAATGAGGGCAATACAGACAAATTCAGAAACTGTTAAACTTACTCTTCGGAATTATGAAGACATGAAACGAGATATAGCCGAGCTAACTGCTAAAATTAATAGTTTAGCCGAAGAAAATAACGAAATAATAAAAAGTACAGGCAATTATGACTTAAGCACTAAGTTTTCAAAGTTTGCTTATGGTAATTGTTATTTTACTCTTAAAACAGGAATTAATCAGGAAATTGATGAGTTAAGAGAAGAAAATAAAAAATTAAAAGACAAATTAAATAAACAGATGTCGCTTACCGAAAAAATAAAATATTTATTCTCATGAAACCAATACTAAACAAAGAAATAGAAATGAGTAGCAAAGGAATTGATTATGTTGATTCGCTTGTACCAACGGATCAGGATTGTATTAATGCGGTTAAATATCAACTTGACGATTTATATATAAGGGCTGGTGAAATAGGAATTTATACTAAAGACGAAAAAGGTAAATGTTTTTTATTAAGGAAAGAAATCCTTCCTCTTAAATTAACTAAAAAAAACAAACCAAACTACCTCGCAATTATAGTATTTGCTTTCGGAGCATTGGCAACTGTTTTATGGACTTTGTGGATTTTTAACTTAATAAAAAATGCGTTATGAAAGGAATAAGTCATATACCTGACCCTAAATGCCATGTTGCCATTGCATGCATTAATTTACCGAAAATAGTGGTTAACGCTGGATCGTCTTATTTCTCTAAGAACGATTTTTATCAAGTTGGTAAATGGAGGATTAAACATAAAAACACATTAATGGAACAACAAAAACAAGCTAAAGAACAGTAGTATGAGTAGTAAAAGTAGTATATTTTTAACAATAGACAACGAGCATTGTTACGAAGAATGCAATAGCCCTGTCTATAAAGAAAAGGAGTTTAAAGGGTATGAAATTGTTTTAGAAATAGATCCAAAAAATGGCACATGTGAAATAGACAAATACGGAAATATTTCACTTTATTTTAATAATCCAGAAAGTGAAATTTATAAATTAATAATGATGTTAAAAGACAAAGAAGAATTATTAAGAACTTAAATTATAAATCCTATACAACCTGTATAGGATTTTTTGTTTATATTTGTAACGGTTACAGGCTTTGCGGTCGGCGCAATTTATTCGTTAACTTCGATGAGGGTTCGATTCCCTGCCTGTCTCAATTAATTTAACCAACGTTGTGAAACAGGGGTAAATATATGGTGAATCCAGTAATAAACATTTTTCGCACATTGTCAGAGGCAATGTATTTTAAAAACTCCCAGATAAACACACAATTTATCTTTTCGGGAGTTCAATTGTTGCCTAATAATTCACAAAAATATATACAAGTTACAAACACACCAAACGGGATTAATTTAGAGGATTGGACTGTCAAAGCAGTTTCTGTTTGTTCAAATGAAGAATTAGGCGATATTACCGATAATTTCATGGTAGAATCATTGACTAATTCAGATAATGGTAATCCGCAGTTTGTTTGGTCACTCACTAATATTTCTCAGGATTTCGGATGGGAATTGATTTACTTAAAAATTACTCAAGCAGTAGGAGAAATATTTTACAGCCAACCATTCCGAATCACTTCTATCGATTCAGAAAAAACAGCACAATTCAATTATAAATTCCGAGAAACAGACGAAATTCAATCGATTGGTTTTACAGCATGGTATGATGATGAAGATTTGCTACAAGAGCAGGTAACATACTACGAAGAATCAACTCAAAGCTGGGTGACTGCATCAATGGAGCAAGGTGAAATAGAATATTGGCGAACCGAATTAATGGATAAGTCATTACTTATTAAGCTTAAGAAAATATTAGGATTACCGTTTGTTTACATCAACGGAGTTCGGGCAAGCTTAAAAGAAGTCCCAGAAATTCCAGAAAAAACAGCACAAGAAAATTTTGCAGAGATGAGCTTTACCATTAATTTTCATCCTAATGATGTTTTTGTGCAGCCTGAACCGAGTAATGGGGATTTTAAATCAAGTGATTGGATATTAGAGGATTGGTTTATTTATACATAAAAATATCATGAACAGAGAAGAATTACAAACATTAATAGAGACAATTCAGGACGGAGTGCCAAATACAGCGGCAACTGTAAGGGGTGTTTTGTCGGCAATTGCTGATGGATTATCGGGAACAATAAAAATAATTGAAGTGCCAACTTCTTATATAGCCACTAATTTCGACCCGACAGGATTAGGAACTAATTTAGAATTAGGTTACGCTATTTGCAACGGAAACAACGGTACACGAGATTGGAGAGGTAGAGTACCTATGCAGTACAGTACGACATATCCAACTTTGGGCGCAACAGGAGGGGAAGCAACTCATGTTTTAACAACTAACGAAATACCTTCGCTAAATGTGCCTTTCACAGGGTCAAATGCAGATAATGGCGATCCCGGGACATATATAATTACCGCTTCTACTCAGTCGAACGGCGCAAAAAGTATAACGGCAACAGGTGGCGGACAAGCACATAATAACATGCAGCCTTATATTGTCACATTAATTTTGATGAAATTATAAAATGGCAAATTTACTCACTATAACAAAAAAACCTCACGGATTTTACGACTTCGTTGTTAATGAAAATTTAGCAGACATTGTAACGAATGACATGAATAGATTTATGGGGGTTGGTTATTTTTGCCACTTCAAAACAGTTACAGGCGCAAATGTTATAAAAGAGCAAAACATCACATTCGGAAATATAACGTTAATTGATGGATCACCATTAGCCACGGCTTCATCAATGGACGATCTAATAAACAAATTAGAATCTATTGGTTTTTTTGATTGGCGAGACATTGGTAGTGGTACAGGGGGGATTGACAGGTACGAGGAATTAATAGATACAGAGCCATTTTTCGGAAATGATGGCAAAGTGCCTATTGTTGATGAGGCAGAAATGAAATTGAAATATACTTCGTTGCCTGATGTTTCATATTTAGACAAATTCCCTACTCCAATAGTAGCAGGTAAAATGCTAATAGTGAAATCCGATGCTTCTGGATATGAGTTCGTAGAAGCAATTAATGTTGTAACTCAGGAAATCAGAGAGGGAGAAACGGGAACAACACCAAGTGAAGATGCAGTATTTCAGGCATTGGCAACAAAAGCAAACACAGGCGATATACCCGATTCATTGCCACAACAATTAGATTTTGAAGCAAATGGAGTTGATAATTTTATCGATATAGAAACAACCGCAATTGTAAAGTCAGTGTTTTACGGGAGTGTAATTCAATTAAAAGAAAATTGGGAACAAACAGACAACATAGTGACTTTCACATTTATTCCAGACTCTGGATCAGGATACAAGAATTTAACATTTATATAAACATGAAAAATTACATTTTAATATTTTTGCTATTAACGTTCGGGATTCAGGCGCAACCATTACCAAGTCCAGCGTATAATAATACAACTACCAACACGCTAAAAATCAAGACACCTGCAACGGTTACGAGTGTTAATTTTTTAAGCACAGTTGAAGCTGACGGAAGTATTGCAAAAATTACACCTGCAAACCTGCCAATTTCAACAGTAGCGCAAACGGCTTTGGATTTAAAAGCAAACGATTCTGGTGTAATTCATAAAAACTCATTGCCTGAAATAAAAATAGGCTCGCTATCTTTAGGTGTAAATAATTCTCACGCTTCCGATAAATGGATAGCTCTCGGGACTTCAGTTACACACGATAATGCCTACACTGCCCCTATGGGCAATCAATTAAGTTTGATAGTAAATAATTTCGGAGTTTCAGGCTCAACTTCGAACAATTTAGCAAGCCAATATACAAATATTCCAACTTTAACCTCCGGTAACATAGACGAATATAGACTATTGTCTATTGAACACGGTATAAACGATGCCGCTCAAAGTGTGCCTTTAGCAACATATCGAACAAACATAGAGAATTGTATTTTAAATGCAAAAGGTAAGGGCTGGACAAATGATAAAATTTTAATCATAAATAGTAATTATTGTACATCCGGAGCTGTTCCGGGTTTGCAAGCTTATGCAGATGAAGCAATTTTAATAGCGAAAGAACAAGGTGTTCAATATGTAGATATTTACAATTATACCAAAAATAATGGAGGCGGATCATTATTATTAGATGGGATTCATCCTTCACCAGAAGGGGGTAAGGTTTACGCAAGAGGCGTGACTTCTGGCATGTACGGGGGTTTTGAAGCAACAAACGTCATTAACTCGGTAAATGGGATTAATGCTTTTGGGAATATCGTAGCTGAGAAAAAATTAACTGTTGGTGATGTCTCTCAGGCACATCAAGTGAAAATATACCACACAGCGGGAGAAGCACTCACAAGCTTACCCGCCTTAGGTAGTTCGGTTGAAAAATTTATTTACACAAATGCCAACGTTTACGGATTAGTTGGGGATTTATTAAACACCGGTGTTGCATATTTACAAAGTCAAAGAATTGACGGAACTAATGCAAGTTTTCCTTTAACATTGCAACCAAAAGGGGGTAATTTATGGGTTGGAACTTCTGTTTCTTTAGGTTCTGAGTTATTTCAGGTAAATGGATCGGCAAGATTTATAAACGATTCATATATAAATAGTTTGCGCTTAGGTAGAGGGGCAGGATCGGTACTCACAAATACGGTAATTGGGGCAAACTCACTCGTAAACACTAATAATACTACCTCAGATAACTTTGCAGGTGGAGCAGGAGTATTAACAAACTTAGTTTCTGGATCAAGAAATACAGGTGTAGGAGCCTCATCATTATTCAAAACAACAGCTAACAGCAACACAGCTATTGGAGCTTATTCACTTTACGAAAATACAACAGGTGGGGGTAATTTAGCTGGAGGATTTCAAGCTGGCGCATACTTATTAGATGGAACAACACCAAACGCAAATTCAAATAGTTCTGTTTACTTAGGTAGAGAAACTAAATCCTTTGCAGCGAGCCAGACAAACGAAATAGTTATAGGCTTTCAGGCAAACGGAAACGGTACAAATACAGCTACTTTGGGAAATAATTCGATAACTAATACTTATCTAAAAGGCATTGTTAACATTCCATTCCTGACCATATCAGGTAGTACCGTCGTAAGCGCAGGAACTTACGATTTACTGACTAAAAATATGGTATCTGGGGCAGTAGAAAGAATCCCGTCTAATACTTACGCTACAACTGTATCGCCTACTTTTACAGGTACTCCAACTGCACCAACAGCTACATCCGGAACAAACACAACGCAAGTTGCGACAACTGCTTTTGTTCAGTCTGCAACAAGACCTTATAAGTCTTACTCGTTCTACGTTACTCAGTCAGGTACGGGCAATCCAACAATTACGACATTAGAGAATCAGTTAAGTACTTCAGGTATATGGACTAGAACAGGGGCAGGGGCGTATCAGATAAGTTTGTCTGTAGCTATTGATGTAAGCAAAACTATATCACCGCAACATAGTACAGTTTGTACACGTGAATTTATTGGTGGTAAATACCAATTATACGCCAGAGCTTTATCTTCTACGTTATTACAGATTTTAGTAAAATCAGAAGACGGAGGTACAGATTTGGACGATATGCTTTTGAACAAACCGATTGAATTTAGAGTTTATAATTAAAAATAAAATAATATGAAATTTGAAAAACCAAGTTTAAGCACTATAGTAGCGATTTTCGTCGTTGTATTCGGTTTAGTTTCCTTAGTATTTGTACACATGGAAGATATTGTTTTAGGCCTTGTAGGTGGATATATTTCAGCTGTAATACAGTTTCTATATGGATCAAGCAAAGGCAGTGAAGCGAAAGATAAAACTATATCTGATATGACTAAGAACAATGTTGCAGACGATATAGGAGGTGGAGGAATAAAAAACCCGCCACAGAAAAAGCCAGCAGACTAATGAAATATTTTCTTAAACAAACAATTTACTTACTCCCTATTTTACTTATGGGGGTAAGTTTTTTGTCTGTTATGATACCGTGGTTTGGATATAATTTTGATTACGTTTTATGGGGCAATATAGGAGGCTTTTCATTGATTACCGATGTGTTATTTTTTTATGTTTTTTATTACGGTAAATATTGTATTTTTACTAAACTATTTCCTGTGTGTTTATTCTTAGTTAATTTGGTAAATATATGGGGATTATATAACCCAACACCCTATAATGTGTGGTATGAAGTTGCTATATTTAGCTTAACTTTATCGGCATTAGGAATTTATCAACTTAATAAATGCCTAAACAAATGATGTTTTTACAAACACAGTTAAACGAAACGGCTCAATTAGCCTATGGTAGTATAAACTTTGCTACTGGATGCATAGTCATTATAGTGGCTTTATCAACTACCGTAGTATTTCTTTACAGGAGAACCGAAACGCTACAGAAAGAGTTTAGAGAATATTTACAATCAAGCAATGAAACAATGCTAAAAGTGCATCAATCTGTAAATCTATCGATCAGCCAGGTAACTAAAGTCATGGAATACATTGAGTCTAAAAAATAACGATTATGTGTACGGATTCAGTAAACAAAGAAAAGGAAAAGTTTGACCATTTGTTAGAATTGATAAATAAAGCAATTCACGAAGGAGACAAAAAGATACGTAAAATATTTAAAGAGATAGTTAAATGAAACTAAACGAAGAAGGATTAAAGGCATTGCACGATCGAGAGGGGCTGCGTTTAAAACCGTATTTAGATACTCAAGGCATTCCAACTATAGCAATGGGAAACACTTACTGCTTGGATGGTAAAAAAGTGACAATGAAAGACAAGCCATTGACTAAACAGCAAGCCGAGGAACTTGGAAATATTACAGCAAATAAATTCGCTTCGGAAGTTGATAAACTGGTTAAATCAAAAGTCAATCAAAATCAATTCAATGCGCTTGTATCTTTAGCGTACAATATTGGAATGACTGGCTTCAAAAACAGCACAGTTTTAAGGCTTGTTAACGCAAATCCTGACAATGCAAAAATACAGGATGCGTTTATGATGTGGACTAAAAATCCTGAATTGGTTGGTCGTAGAAAATCAGAAGTAAAGCAATATTTTAAACTATGAAAAAACAAATATTAAACGGAGGAACAGTTGAAGGTATTTTTGAAGATACTGTAATTGGATTAAAAATAGAAAAAGGAACATTCGTATGAAAAATTATATAATAAAAAACTATTTATTATTATCTATAATTTTGTTTTTAACCGCTGCTTTGGTTTCAAGATGCGCCAATGATAAAAAAACAAAAAAAGATACTCCAAAATATACCACAGTTTCGAACAAAAAAGAAGCGTTGAAGGTTATTTATGTTCACGATACAATTGTTAAGAAATTCCATGAAATAAAGACAATTACAAAGGTTGAGCAGAAAATAAAAATTGATACGATTAAAGTTGTGTTTAAAGATACTGTTCAGTTCATTTTTGAACGTTCAGGGGAATTGAAAAAAGAATATTACACATTAGGATACAAAGTAGATAATAAAGCCTTAGAAATAACTAAATTAGATATTGTGCCGGATACGTTGAAAATAGTTGACGGATCTAAACGTAAATGGTTTTGGGGTATGGAAACGAATGCAGTTGATGTTTCGCATACAAATAAGTTGTTCTATAATTCAGACGTTCAACATGTAGAAGTGAAAAAAGATAAACGATTTTATGACACTACATTGTTTAAAGTTGGGGCTGGATTTATTTTAGGTGTTGCCGTAACGAAATAATTATTACCTTTACAATTCTGCTACACTTAGCAAATCTTTCATAATTGATATTTTTTTTGGTTTTTAGCGGGGTGGTTTCCGCAATTTGGTTTAAACCGCTTCTTAATTGGAGCGGTTTTTTTATGGGTAAATGTTAAATTTTACGTTTCTTAAACAAATAATTAAATATTTGCTTGTTTATTAAATATTAGCCTGTATATTTGCATAACCAATAACGGTAAAAACTAAAAAATTAATTATGACAAAAGAGGAAGTGTTACAAAATTGCACGGTAGATGGATTGGTAGTTAAATTACCAAATATTCAATTAGACAGAAAAATTTACCAAGAGGTTGCTAAATCATTAGAGTTAATTGGCGGTAAATGGAAAGGTGGAAAAATATTTGGTTTTGTTTTTTTGAAAGATCCTACCGAGCTATTAAATGAAATTGCAAACGGAGAAAAAAGAAATCTTAAAAAAGAATTTCAATTTTTCGGAACTCCTGATTTATTGGCTGATAAACTTGTTGAACTTGCCGAAATAAACAATGGAGACATTATATTAGAACCAAGCGCAGGGCAAGGCGCTATTATAAAAGCTATTAATAAGGTTTGTAAAAACACTCCAGATTGTTTTGAATTAATGGATGTTAATGTTTTAGTTTTGAAAAATTCAGGATTACAATTTAATTTAATTGGAGATGATTTTTTACAAAACAAAGGCTTAAAATACACTAAAATTATCGCTAATCCTCCTTTTAATAAAAACCAAGACATTGATCATTTAAAAGAAATGCATAATTGTCTATTTGATAATGGAAGATTGGTTTGTATTACTTCTGAAAGCTGGGTTAATGGCTCGCAAAAAAAACAAGTAGAATTTAGAGAATGGTTAGAATCTGTTAACGCAACTATTTTAGATATCGAAAGAGGTGCTTTCAAAGAATCAGGGACAATGGTTGGTGGTAAAATTATTGTAATAAATAAGTAACATGAAAAATAACGAAAGAAACGCAGGCAGAATCCCTTACTACGGTAAGGGTAATCAAACAGAAATTTTAAGGGTTTTGATTTTATCAGATGCTGAAACAAAAGAAAAAATGAAATCTGAAATTAGAGCTGTTCAGGAAAAGTACAGAATTATTAACAACCAAAAAACAAAGTGATATTATGGAAGAATTAGTAAAAGAATGCGGATTTGATTCGTTAGCAGATTTTAACGAATTGGTAAATAGTGTAGATTTGACTACACGAGACAACATTGACAGCTTTAAATTATGGCAAAATGATGACGGTTCAAAGTTTGGATTAGTTGCTTTAATAATGGATCAAAAAGTTAAAAGCAATGCATCAGAAAATATTACATCATCTAAATGTTTTGAATCATGAAAACAATAGCAGTAATTACACCAAGCTACACGGATTTCAATCAATATCGATTAGAAAACCAATATTCCGGAACTACACATAACTTCATCCAAGTGCAAACTATTGAAGATGTATTAAAGAACCAATTCAACGACTACGTGAATAAATCAAACTCGGTAAAGATGCCGAATGTGAATGCGATTATTAAGGCTGTAGAGAATAATATAAATAGACTTAATTAATTATGAGAAAAGCAACAATATATTTTAATGGCTCAATTATATTGACTGTTAGTTTTGAAAAAATAGAAAGAACCGATCAAAGCACCTTTTTAACTATTGGTTACGGGTATGATAAACGAACTGTTGCAATAGTACCTAAATCACACTTAATAGTAATATCGTAATGAATCCCGAAATATTCACCCACTACGGAAACCGATTAAGGACGAAATCAAAGCGAGTTTATAGAAAGTCGCTGAAAGCGATTGTCGTATCAAAGCGTGGCGTTATACAATCGACAAATATCACGATTCACTACGCTAAAGAAATACGGTTACAGGCAAAGGTATTTTCGTTTAGAGACCACAACCGATTTAGAAAACCAACAAATTACGATTATTAAAACATAGAAATAAATTATGAAAACACACATTGACAAACTCAGAAATCCAAATTACTTAGGTGGATGGGATTTACAAGACGAAAACGGAAAAACCACTGATATTGTTGTTACTATAAAAGAAGTTAAATCTGAGTTCGTTTTTAACCAAAAGGCGCAAATGGAAGAACCTGTATTAACGGTATTTTTCAACGAATGTAAACCAATCATTTTAAACGCCACAAATCGAAAAACTTTAAAGAAAGTTACTGACACTTCATATATTGAAGAAATGGCAGGAAAACGCATACAATTAACTACAAAGCGAATTAAAGCGTTCGGAGAGTTTCACGATGCAATTAGAATTGTGAATGTAGTTGTTGCAAGTGCCAAAGTTGAAGTAGTTGATGCGCAAAAATGCATTGGAATTTTATCAGCATGCAAAACACTTTCTGAGTTGGGAGAAAAATGGACTGCGTTAACACTTAAAGAAAAAAACACAGCCGAAGTATTAGCCGAAAAAGAACGCCTTAAGACCGTATTAAAATAATGAGCACCTATCATTTTAACGTAGAACAGAATAGTTCAGAATGGCACGAATTACGCCATTTTAAAATTAGCGGTACAAGAGCGAAAGAATTATTCGTAAAATCAGATACATTGTTTTATAAATTGCTTGCTGAAGCAGTTGAACATTTTGACGAAGATTACGAAGAAGGCTATAAATCTGACGAAATGGAACGTGGCAACGAATACGAGCCACAGGCACGAATTGAATTAGGAAAATATACAGGATTAGAATTTTTAGAGTGCGGATGGATTCAAAGCGAACACCCATTAATAGGTATTTCTCCTGATGGGATTACGGCTGATTTTAAAGTGCAAGCTGAGATTAAATGTCCTGGAATCGTAGCTCATATAAAAATGTGTGATAAAGACGAAATTCCAATCGAATACATTAATCAATGTGTTCACTCGTTTACGGCAAATGACAAACTTGAAAAATTATATTTCTGTTCTTACCGTCCTGAATGTAAGATTAAGCCGTTATTCGTTAAATTACTTACACGTGATTCATTGGTAAATAACGGAACGATTGCAAAACCTGTAATGCATGGAATAGCACATTTAGTAACTGTTTCTTTTGCAGAAGCAGATAAATTGGATTTACAAATACAAACAACTATTAATAAATTAAGTTTTTAATTATGAGTAAAATAACTGTAACATTAGACGCAACCAAATTAAGAAACTTAGTTTCAAAGCGTCAATACGATGCAAAAGATGGTCAGAAAATGGAAGTTCAAGAAGTTAAATTCGAACTTGTTCCAGTAAAAGAACCGAAAATCATTTACGAAGGCAACGGATATAAATTGCAAAAATCACATTTTGCAAGTGTAATCCAAACCAAAGAAGAACGTGAAGCACAAGCCGAAACTATTTTTATTGGCGAAGGAATTACAGCGCTATGGGACAATTCAGGACAAGGAAATGTGTTTAACGCTAAACCCGTAACAGACACGAATGAAGATGAACCAGATGATCTTCCTTTCTGATGCGTACCACCAACCCCAACAACATCGAAGTAGTCGAACCTGAAATAGTAGAGGCAGATGGAACGATATAGCGGACAGCAATTGCAAAAGATGCTTAATATAAGTAAACCAACTGTAAAGTTTAGAGCTGATAAATTAGGTATCAAAAAACACGGGGTACAATGGAGATTTACAGAATCAGAAGTTGAAAGAATGAGAGCTTACAAATACATAAGATCACCTCATTTTTACTTTACAGAAAACGGAGAATTTTTAATAATAGAATCTAAATTAAATACATTATAACTATGAAAAATTATGCAGAAGTAGAAGTCTTCTACATTGAAGAACCAAATGAAAATAACGAAATGTTTGCATGGATTTCATTTAAAGACCCTGAATGGAATGGAGAAGACCCCACTGACGGATACAATAATATTAGAGTTCCGGTAAATTTAAGATCAATTCAATTATCCTCAAGAGGTAACATATTGACAAATCAATCCGAAAAGAACTATTCGGAAGCATCAAATAAACAATAATTAACCCAAAGCCGATTCACTTCGGCTTTTTTTAGTGATATGCGGAAAATAAAATAATTTGAAAATAATTATAAAATAATTTGTTTATATCAAAAGTAGTCGTATATTTGTACTCAGATAACAACTAATAAAAATAGGAAATATGAGCAATATATTTACAACACAAGATTTTAAAATGATTAATGATTTAAAAGAATTTGCTAAGGCAATTAATTTTGAAATAAAACAAGAACAAGATGTTGAGGAATTATTAAAAAAATTTGTTAATCATAGAGTAAATTTAGATTCTATATGTTTTGATAAAATGTTTAGCAATTATTTAAATTCAAAATAAAGAAATGGGAAGACACAAAAGACCCTCAATGATTCAGGTAACAAGAAAAGTTCATAAAAATGCACTTGACAAAATTGACCAATTCATTGAATTACAAAACACAAAAGAACTTAAAAAAGAATCGAAAAATGAAACCAAATAGAAGCATACTAATGACCTCAGCCCACGCAATATTCAAAATGCAAAACGTAACTTTTTCTGAGGCTTTGATAGAAGCGTGGGAAAAGACAAAACAAGGCGTTAAAGCTATTGTAATGAAGTGTAATAAGCAAATCAAGTCGGAGCGTTGGATTGGTTACGAAACGGTTTACTTTAATGAATTGGTTTTTACTAATATTGACCCGAGTAGAGAATCAGTAGCTTATAATCATGCTATTGAAAAATGGTATGATGGAAAAACATTTAATAACGATTAATTATGGAATTAGAACAACAAAACGGAATGTATTATAAAGAAATATTAGGACTCAGAAAAAGACTAGAATATTTAAAAATAGAAAATTCAGAGTTAAAATTAATTAACGAAAAACTTTCTGAAACAATCAAAAAAAGAGAATTAAGGTCAAGACAAAGAGCAGGAAATAAACGCAAACTTAACAAAGATTAATTAACCATTAAAAATAAATATTATGAAAAACAAATTAAATTTTAATTCAGTAAAAGAAATGATTTACTGGTTATTAGACAACGAAGGATTAATTCTTTTTGATTATTACGGCAGAAGATGGCTGTATTCTGAATTTGAATTTAAATATTCTGATTTAGGAGAAAAATATTTCGAAAAGAATTCTATTGATTGTTTACACTTACATAAAGAAGGATTTTATTATTTAACTTAGAACCCAAAAAAAATGAAAGAGCAAAAAAAATACCACCAGAGAAAATTAGCAATTATTGAAATGATTGAGCGTTGTACAGAAACTATTAAACGTGAAAAAAGTTTTATAAGAAATTGCCCAAGTACATTCGCTTTAAAAAATACAAGAGCTAATATTGAACGTTACGAAATACTTCGTGACTACCTAACCGAACGCTACAACAGATAAATAAAATCACTAAAAATAGGATTATGAAAAACGGATGGATAACTCCTTACTCAACATATTTTATTTCAAGATATTCAAAAGATATAATAACACTTGCTAAGTGCGAATGTTGCGAAAAACCATTTTCAACTAATATCGGAAGAAAAAGATGTTCTAAAGAATGCGCAAATAAAATGCGTAAAACCAATAAATTGCTAAAAACATGAAAACGACAAACCAAATATTCCACGCTTACAACAACATACTTAAAAAACGATTGTTGCCGGAACCGACAAATAGAGAAGTGTTACGTAAAATTATTAAAGAGATAGGGATCTCGCTTAATTGATATATTATGAAAATAAAAAACATGGAATTTTAGCTAATTAAAAGCGGTAAACCTTTAGTTTTAGAAGGCTTTTATAAATTTTCTGATTATGTATTAGAGAATACAGAAACAAATGAAAAGATTAAAGCTAGATGTACAACACGTTACTATAATAAATCTAGTTTTGAATTGATTATAGAAATTAACCCATCAAAAAATTAATTAAAACCTAAACGGAAATGACTGAAATAATTATACAAAATGTAGAAATGCCAGAAGTAAATTTAAGAAGGTTCACAAAGCACCCATTAGATTTAAACGGCAAAAAATGGTCTGTAAAAGACAATGGTAACGAAATTTATAAAGGTAATTTTGAAGATGCTTCTTTGATATGTTACAATAAAAACAAGCAAAATTATTTAACAAAAACTAACTTAAATTAAAATTATGAAAACAAAGATAAAGACATACGAAAATTGCCCAAAAGGGTGCGAATCAATTTCGTACTTATTCGACAACAAAGAAGAAAAATCCTGTTGTAAATGTGGCGTAATTTGGGATCGATTTGACAACGTAGTAATTAAAGAACCAACAAACAAAGAAACTTTTAAATAAATTGGTATATGGAAAAACAAGCAATGGTTACGGTAGAATTTAAATCGATGCAAACATTTAGATGTTTATCTTCGGAATGGAAAGAAATGGGAGGTTATAAAGGATTTTTAAAATACTTAGCGGTTTTTGCAGGAGAAATTAAAAAAGTAAAACATGAACACCTTTCAATGAGTGAATACCCAACACAAGAATGGGCAGGATAAGTAAAACCCACTAACGCCAATAGGCACAAAATTTAGGATTATGAAAGAAATTATACAAGTATTGGAATTATTCGCAGGATCGAGAAGTATCGGTAACAAAGCCGAACAATTAGGAATGAATGTATTTTCAGTTGACTGGACACCGTATGATAAAATAGATTTATCAATTGATATTGAGTTATTGAAAAAAGAAGACGTGCCATTTATTCCAGATGTTGTTTGGGCAAGTCCGGATTGTACAACATATTCTATAGCTGCTGTAAGTTCACATAGGAAAAACCGAACAGAACCGGTTTCTGAATACGCAAAAAAATGCGATTCAGTAAATAAGCATTGGATTGGATTGATTAAAGAATGGTTGTTGATTAATCCTGATATGGTGTTTTTTATTGAAAATCCAAGAGGAATGTTAAGACACATGCCGTTCATGCAGGAATTCAAACGCCATACGGTTTGGTATTGCCAATACGGGGATGATAGAGCAAAGCCAACTGATATTTGGACTAACTCAAAAACATGGCAACCGTATTGTGAATGCAAAAACTACAAATACGATTCAGATGGAAATATAATAAATAAACATTGTCATCATGAAAGCGCGAGACGTGGAGCTAAAACAGGAACACAAGGCAAAAAAGATAGTTATAATCGTTCTAAAATTCCAGAACAACTATGTGAACAAATATTAAAATCTGTTTTGCACAACCCAACAATCCCCCCTATCTTTACAAATAATTAAGGCTAGTGAAAATTAGGCTAATTAAATAAAAAGAAGTATATTTGAACTTCAATAACAGCGAACGTCCACCGCTTGTAAAGTATAAGGTAACTTACCTTAAATAACCCGAATTATGATAGGAGTGGACGCCTTGATTATTTCGGGTTTCTTTTTTATATCATGGAAATAAATCAAATCCTTCAAACAAAAGACGGTAGAATTTTTGGTAATGCAATAATTATCAAAAAATATAAATGTCCTTTACAGAAAAAATTAGACCGGTACGACATAAAAACCGATTATGGGAGCATTGTTATAGGTAAAACGGCAAGAGAATTAAGATCTTTATTTCATATACCTGAAATGAAATATCATTTTAATATTGAAGATCATAAAAATTATGTTAAATGAAAAAAACTTTATACCCTTACCAGAAAGAACTTCTAGACGAAATAATTTATAAACTTGATACGGTTGAAAGTCTATGTGTACAACTTAGCACGGGTGGAGGTAAGACGGTTATTTTTACTGAACTTGTAGATTTTTTAGATGCTAAAACATTGATCTTAGTTGATAGTGAAGATTTAGTAAGACAAACTGTAAAAACTTTTTCAAAGCAAGGCATTGATGTTGGGTGTGTTTTAGCCGGCAATATTAAAATACCTGAAAATAAAGTGATTGTCGCAATGATAAAATCACTTTGGAACAGAAGAAGCAAGTTGCCTAAATTCGATTACTGCATTATTGACGAGTGCCATATTTGGGAGTTTAATAAAATATTTGCTTATTTACCAGGATGCAAAAGAATTGGATTTACAGCTACTCCGGTAAGATTAGCACGTCATAAAGTTGATGATTTGCATACCGAAGTTGAAGTAATGTGTGATTGGTATGAAGATATAGTTTGTGGAAAACCTATTTCGTGGTTAATGGAAAACGGTTATTTAATTCGAGAACAAAACGAATATATTGATTTTGATAGTTCAGGATTAAAAACAGATGCATCAGGAGAATTTACAGCAGCATCTTTAAAAAAAGTATTTCAATCTGAAAGTTATACCAAATCATTACGCAAAACATTTGATAAATTATGTGATGGTAAAAAGACAATGATCTTTACCTCAGCAATCGAAACTAATAGATTGTACGCAGAATTATTTTCAGATAAAAACATTAAAACATACGACAGCAAAACGGATGGAGAAAATAGAAAAGACGTCGTTAATTGGTTTGAAAATACACCGGATGCGGTTTTAATAAATACAGGATGT